ATAATCCTGTAAATGCACCTAATATAAGTACACCATTATCAACTAATCCGAACACTAATCCATCTATCATGATACACTCCAATCAAAACCTTTAAGTTGTAATTCATATTCAATTTTATTTCTATACTCATTTATGTCGGCTTGGTTTTTAGAGGCAAATTTTCTATCATGAATACAGCGTTGTAAATCTGAATGTGTATTAGTCCACTCATTATACAGTTCATCAATCGACCATTCTTTAAGATTGATTTTTTCATCATTAAATAAATCACTCATCTTTTTTCCTTATTTTTTAAAATTAAAACACTGATATAAGAATTACCACAAGTGAGTATAGATGTATACATTATAATTAATATCAATGCATTTTGTTTAGAGTATAGGAAAAGTGTTGCATATATATCACAATGTTCCTGCTTTGTTCCTGGAATATGCCATGCATAAGAACATTTAAGATAACTTTTTAAATTTCTTATACCTCACATTTTAGAGGGAAGGTATTGTCTTATAAAGGAATTATGCAATGTACTTTCCAAAGTCTTTTAAGAGTAATGCATAAGACTTGTGAATGAGAACCATTCGTATTAGTAATGAGACTTAGTCGCAATGCAAGTGAGAGTCATTTCCAGGTCCTCGCCTTCGGCTCGTCCCTGTAAGTAAGAGTCATTCTCAATGCAGTTGCGACTCATTCCTGGGGAGACTGCGTCTCATTCTCAATGCAAGTGAGAGTCATTCGCAGCCCCTCGCTTCGCTCGGGGGACTTTTACAATGTCCACGATTATCTAAAATAATTCTCAACTGTAACTTTTACAATGTCCACGATTATCTCAACTGTAACTTTTACAATGTCCACGAAATCTACATAAAATCTACATAAAAATGTGGTATAATTTTCAGCTCATATCTTGTTCACGTTTTGTTCTTCTACATAAAATATTCATAATAACTATAGACAGTCTACATATTTTTATTGTACAGTAAGAACATGCAAAAGACTTTAACAAGTGACCGAATTAGATATATTGTTAAGTATGTAATAGGAGCTGATAAAAGTCTTAAATATAAAACAAGTAGAAGGTAACAACTATGATAAAACTTAAACCAATAAAGCATAATCAGAATGTTGTGACTGTTCCGAATGGTGCTCAAATACTATTCAGTTATGAAACTCCTGTTGCTGTAATTTCAGCAGATGGATTTAATACAGTAACTGAGCAATTCCATTCAGTAACTACGAGCAGACATATCAACAGATTTATGCAAGACCTTGAATATGAAAAGGTAAGTCAAGATAGTTTAGATAACTTTAAGATTTTCTAGATTTATATTTAAGATAAAGAAAAGGACTTGTGAGAGATATTCCACAAGTCCTTTTTTATTTTATAGAAGTCCTAGTTCTCTGACTTCTACAGGATAGACTTCTATTTGTGTTGGTTTTATATTATATTCTCTTATACATTTATTAACTACTTGCTTCCAACTTTTACAATCTTCAAAGTCTTCAGGAAGGAATGCATAGTCTCTATCGTAGCTATTCTCACAAATAACAAAATCACAATTAGATTTTAGTAATTTGCTTAATGGTATATCTTGAGAATATATAACACAATCATCTATGTTTATTTCTAAAGTTTCCATTTTATTTCCTTTCATGTTTATTTACTATCTATATATATAACGAATGAGATAAGTATTTTGTTACACTTTATGCAGCATTATTTTGCTGCGACTTTGCCGGGCATTGATTAAACATAAAAAAAATCCCTTCTCGAATTTCTCTAAGAAGGGATTCTTTTTGTCTAGGAGTTAGCTAACTTCTAAGACACTCTTTTTAATTTACTTGCCCACTGCCCTGTATCGTTGGCTTGATTAACTGACAAATAACCTTGATTGTTCGACCACGAACCAATTTTGCCATAGCGATTAGTTCTACGTTGAAAACAATCTTTAGTTGGTTGAATATAAACAGCTTTATAAACTGTTTCATTGCTACCAAATAATCTTGAAAAGATATTCATTTTTTTAAACTCCCTTCTAAAAGGATTTGATTTTTAATTTTTAAAAATTCTTTTAACAATTTATTTGTCCTTTCAATTATTAGTAGAACATAATCAGATGAATATAAAGTTTATAGATTGTGGAGATTTTATGGAGAGTAGTTGCGAGCCATTCTCATTGCGATTGAGAGTCATTCCTGGGCTCGCCTTCGGCTCGTCCCGGTTGCAATTGCGACTCGTTCGCATCTAGATAAATTTAGTAATATGTTACTTGCGACTGAGAACTATTCTCAACTAGTATCGAGCTACAGAAAAAGGACACAGGGGAGGGGAAAATTTTCTGCGAAGCCCTCCTATATATACCCCACCCCCACGTAAAGAGCAAAATTATGAAATTGGGATTAAGTATAATAAGGATTAGTTATTTCAGATTCTTCATGAGAGACACTCTTAACAGACTTTGGAAAGAGATGTTGTAAGGTACGTTCTACACCCATCTTTAAAGTATATATAGATGACGCACATCCTGCACAAGAACCACTTAATTTTACATGAACATGTTTCTTTTCTTTATCATAATCAAGTAATTCAACTTTACCACCATGCATAGATACAGAAGGTGTAATATACTTATCAATAGCTTCTATAATTTCATCTTGAATATTCATTAAGATTTACTACTAGAAATAAAATCCCATTCAGAGGTATTGTAAGGAAACATAGAAGGTTTATCCGGGTTATCTTATTAAAGATCTTTAAGAGATATGTAAAAGATAATTATTAATTATAGTCTTTACCCTCTCTTCAAGGATAAAATAACATAGATTCTAAGATTATGCAAATACTTTTACTTGTCTTCCCAGAGAATATCTGTTATTATCTACACATGGCTAGAGAACCTGTAAATGATTATGGATTAACTATCAAGCAACAGAAGTTTGCTGAGGCATATGTGGCAACCAATGATGCCAAGCAATCTCTTCTGAATGCTGGTTATGCTCCTGTGCATCGTACTGATACAGGAGAACTGGATGCCAGTAAGACTGTAAAGAGAGCACACCAATACTTGTCTAATCCTAAAATACGTGCTTATATAGAAACTCTCAGGGAAGAAGTGATTGAGAAAGTTTCTTGGGATGCACAGAAAGTAATGGATAAGGTATATCAAACATATATGAGAGCCACTGATGCAGAGGATTATACCAATGCCAACAGATCAATGGAACTTATTGCAAAACATCTGGGAATGTTTGTAGATAAAAAGGAAATCAGGCAAGAGATTTCTGGGATTAATGTAGATGATGAGCAGGATATACACAAACTTGCAGAAGTTATAGGATTAAAGGTTGTAAAGAATGGTGGAAAAGGACAAGTTAACTGAGAGTTTTCTCGTAGCAGATCTGTTAGCTTCCATGGAGCACTTAGCTAAATCAGAATTAATAAAGAATGATGAGGAGGATCTTTTCAGAACAAATCTTCTCATTGCATTTGAACACATTAGTCATCTCTATAGGAACATGGTAGATCAGAAGAATGTTAGAAAGCTCCATTAATAAAAAAGAAGCAATCAGACAGTTATATGCGAAAGCAATTCAAGCATGTCGTGGTAGTTTTTTCTCTTATGTACAGTTCATGGCACCTACTTTAGTTGATCAGTTTAAAGTTGGTAAGCATATTAAAGTTATTTCCGATAAACTACAAGAGATAGTTGATTCCGAAGAACCTAAACGACTCATGGTATTCCTACCACCCAGATCCAGTAAATCATTATTATGCTCACAGCTCTTTCCAAGCTGGTATATAGGACGCAACCCCAATCATCAGATTATGTCTATCTCTCATAGTGATCAACTTGCCAGTGACTTCGGTAGAACAGTAAGGGATATCCTGAAACAGGAACTTTATCAGGAAATTTTTCCGGGTGTGAACCTCAGACAAGATGTAAGAGCTGCTGGTAAATGGAAAACTAAACAGAATGGTACATATTATGCAGCAGGTGTCAGATCACAGGTTGCTGGACGTGGTGCACACATAGCACTCATAGATGATGCAATGTCAGAAGAAGATGCATTCTCAGAAACAGGACGTAAATATATAAAGGACTGGTATCCTGCTGGTCTCAGAACTCGTCTCATGCCTAATGGTTCCATTGTCATTATCAATACACGATTTCATGAAGATGATCTTTGTGGGTGGTTATTAAATAATCAAACAGAAGAAACACTACCTTGGGAAGTTATTTCTATTCCTGCATGGCTTAATGAAGAATCAGCTAAACTTTTAAATTTACCAATAGGTTCCAGTTATTTTCCTGAATGGAAACCTGAAAAGGTTCTCAGGATGGATGAAGCAGAGATCAGGGCTAATAATGGTACCAAGTATTGGAATGCCTTGTATATGCAGAACCCTACCCCTGATGAAGGTGGTGCTATTAAATCAACATGGTTTAAAACATGGGATGAAGATGATGCTCCCACCTGTAATATGATTATACAGACATATGATACAGCATTCTCCACCAAGAGTACAGCAGATTATAGTGTAATACAGACATGGGGTATCTTTGATTGTCCTGTGGAAGATCATCAAGGTAGAGAATATTATGCACCTTCCCTGATATTATTAGGGAATACCAGAGAAAGATTTGAATATCCTGAACTCAGAAGAGTGGCTCAAGAGTTATATGATGAATGGAAACCAGAAGTATGTATCGTGGAAAAGAAAGCTTCAGGACAGTCGCTGATCCAAGATATGCGTAGGGCTGGACTTCCAGTGTTGGATTACTTGCCAGATCGTGATAAACTCTCTAGAGTACATGCAGCTACTCCTATAATGGAGGCAGGACGCTTGTGGATACCACGTTTTAAAGATTGGGCAGAAGACTTGTACGCAGAAGCCATACAGTTTCCCTATGGAAAACATGATGACCAAGTGGATGCTATGGCTATGGCTATACATTACCTGAAGGATTCATGGCACCTTACACATCCAGATGATCCTGAATATGAGTCTAAACCAATAGAGACAAAAAGATATTGGAGTTTTAACTGATGGACTTTTCAAAATTGTTAGGATTAGCAAGTTTGGGTTTTGGAAAAAAACAAACTATTCCCCAAGAAACAGAAGTTATTCAAGAAGAAGTGAATATGCCACCTCCTCTAGAGAAACCCCCTATACCTGAAGTTGAAATAGAAGATGTAAGTGCTTATAGAAAACATCTTTTAGATAAAGAAGGATTTGAAAATAAAGCTTATATACCTACTGGAAAACCTAATGAACCTTTAACTATAGGAGCAGGATATACAGGACCAGAGATCACAGTAGATACAGAATGGACTAATGAGCAAGTTTATGAAAACTTAGATAAAGGTATTCGTGAACGACTTCCAATTCTACGAGCAACATTTCCAAATTTTGATGACTTACCAGAATCAGTAAGAGTACCTATGTTAGGTTCATGGTACAGAGGTGGTTTAGGTGCTTGGGATAATACACAAAAATTAATAGCTGCTGGTGAGTTTGAAAAAGCAGCAGATGAAGTATTAAATAATAAAGAGTATGAATTAGCTAAAACAGAAGAAGGTAGAAAACTAGGTATGCGTGGTCTTGTTTCACGTTTTGAAGAATTTTCCGAAGCTCTTCGTGAACATGGTGAGAACGTAAAAGGTAAAGCAACTGGTGGTATGGTAATGCGTGATCCATACTCTAATTATAATAAACAAAGGGCAATATAATGGCTATAGAAAGAAATCCTTTTGAAGGTAGTAAACAAGCAGTGGAGTTAGATGAACTAGAAGCAAAAGTAGATGTTCTTACTTCTCCAGATGAAATAGAAATAGAAATAGAAGGGGAAGAAGAGATAGAAGTAACCCCAGAAGAAGGTGATCATTATGCAAATCTTGTTTCTGAATGTGGTGAAGAGCAATTAAAAGAAATTGCCAGTGAAGTTATAGAAGGATTTAATACTGATAAAGATTCCAGAGAAGAATGGGAAGAAACATTTGAACGAGGTTTTGATCTTCTTGGTTTAAAACTCCAAGAGACCAATGAA